TCAGTCTTTCCGGCTGCCGTCCGCATCCTTTTGCCTGCAATCCCGCATCTGCTTATTGATCTGGTTCACGCCGGTAGCCGCCAGCCCGCTGACAATCCCGACCGCAACCGCCGTCAGATAGTCGTTGGCAGGGAATTCTGCAATCATCAGCATCCCCGCAATGCCCAGTGCGCCGCCGGATGCCCCTACAATAATGGGGATCCATTTGTTGTCAAGTCCGCTGGCCTTGACCGTCTGGCCGATCAGGTAACAAATCACAGTAATCACAGCCACTCCTGCGATTCCGAATGTCGATAGATCCATACGCACCTCCCAGTCTCACTCACCCTCTAAGAAAGAGGCCGCCGTTCCGGGCCGCAGCCCCGCTCCAGTTTTTCCACGCGGTGTTCCATTCCCCGGAGCCGCTCCTCAACTACAGGCATCCGCCGGACAAATTCGTTGTGCTCCCGTACTTCTCTGGTCAGCTCCGCCAGTTTTTCATCGGTGACTGCCTGCGCCGCGCGATTGCTCAGCAGCACGCCGATCAACGTCACACAGCCGGTCACAGCTGCCGTAATGATCTCTGCCATACCGCAATCACACCTCCGTCGGAACTGACCGCTGAAAGCTCTCCCATGTGTGTTCCGCAGCCTCCGCCTGTTCCCATGTATATTTCAAAGTCTCACACTCTGCCCACGTCAGATAACGGAAGAAAAATTCCACAGCCAGATGACACGGCAGGATATCCAGAATGATCTTTTGAATCTGGTCGAACTCCGCGGGAATTCCGATGATCCCCGGAAACGTGATTTCCAGGCTTCGATCTGCCTTTTCCGTTGCTCTGGCCCGAACGCCGCAGCCCATCAGGGTATCGTTGATGGCTCCCGGCGTCAGGCTGTCCTCCCCAATCCGCAGCAGCGCCGCAATGGCCTCCCGCCGCTCTTCCGCAGTGAGAGCCGCCGGTTTTCGGGCAAAGAGCGCTTCCCGACGGTCAAGGCCCTCGCCCTCCGCCGTGGCCAGCAGGCTCTCCCGCTCTACCGTGTCCAGCAGTGCGCCGACCTCGTCCAGTTTCCCGCCCAGAGCCGACAGCTCGCTTCGGTTCTGTACGCCGTTGAGGTCATACAGTCCCAAGGGAGCCAGCATTCGGATCAGATACGCTTCATAAACGCCGCTCATGTCTCCTCCGTTACGTTAACTGTCCCCAGCACCGGCAGCACCGTGCCATTGGCCGCCACATCCGCCGCAGGGCTGACAATATGATAGTTCTCCACCCCCGGCAGACCGTAGATCCGGCTGCCCAGTTCCGCCAGCGTCACCGCTTTTCCCAGCAGCTTTCCGCTGAAAAAGCCTGCCAGCATTCCTTCTATTTCCGCTTTTACGTCCGCAAACTCCGCATTTTCCGCAACTTCCACAGTGACGGACACATTCACCGCCGCAGTGGAGGGCGCTTTCACCGCTACGTCTACGGCGATCTCCCTGCTTTTCTGGAAAACCATCTGAAGCTCGGATAGCAGCGTCTCCGGTGGAACGCCGTCAGGCGTCGTCACATAGACGTCCACAGTGCCAACACCGCGGGCCTTTCCCACCGCCTTTGCTGCCGCCACTCCCTCATAGCTGCACGCGGTCTGCTCATACCATGCGGCGTTGGCGCCGTTGGGGAGCCGCAGAAAGCTGTCCAGGATCCGCTGCCGCAGTTCGTCGTCCGATTCTTCCGAAATTCCCCCAGCAAAGGCCTCCGCGTTGGTCACGGCTCTCACCGCCACCGGGCAGGCCGTCAGAACGCAGACAGCGCCTGCCCCCACATTGCCGCTGCTGCCGCTCTCGACCGCCTCCGCCGCAGCCGTCACAGATATCTCTCCCGCCGGGACCGCCGCATCCTCCACCGTCTGAAACCGAACGGCGTCCTCCGTCATGCACACCGTCCCGGCAGGAATGTTCACAGCGCCGGTCTGGGTATTGGCCAGTGTAAAGGTCAGGCTCCCCACAGCCTTTCCCGCCGCCTGACGGGTCATGTTCCGCATCGCCGCATGGCGATCCAGATAAACTCCCGTGGCCGTCTGCGGAAAGCTCTGCCCCAGCACCCACTCCGCCTGCGCCTCCAGCGCCTGAATCTGGGCAGCCGCCGCCCAAAGGCGAACAGCCAGATCGCAGTCCTGTTCCAGCTGGCTGCCCCGCCGCTGTGCATAGGCCGTCAGCATCTCCTGATAGATTGTTTCCGTTGTTCTCACGTTTTCACCCCCCTATTGCAGCGCTGCTTCCACTGTCATCTGCGTGCCGTTCACGCTGACGCAGACGGTCAGCTTCGCCGTGCCGCCGCTCTCTGCCAGCGCCACGCTGTCCACCTTCAGCCCCGCTTCATCGGCCAGTGCCTCTACTACATACTGCTCCGCCGCAGCCTGCCGTTCGGATGGCCGCAGCTGGCTCAGCGTCCACAGCCGGCTTCCGAACTCCTCTCCAAAGGGAAACCGCCCCCGATGCGCCGTCAGCTTCAGCAGGATGCGCTGCAGAAGCGCCGCGTCCCCGGTCACTGTCCGCAGACCGTTCCCACTCGGCTGATAATCGCCGTTCATCAGCGCCAGCATTACAGCAACCCTCCTTCCCCGCAGGAGCAGGGCTTGTAGGTCTGTCCGTTTACCACCAGCGTCCCCTTGATGGATACCCGCCCTGACAGTTCAATGGCCCCATTCTTCCGCAGGTACACGCTGCTGCCGGAGCTGTAGAGATAGATCTCTCCCGGCAGCATCCCTTTGGGGGCCGCAGCCTGCTTTCCGCCGCAGACGCACTGCTCCTCCCCACCGGGGCCGCCCTTGATTACCAGAACAGATGCGCCGCTCTCCGGCAGCCATACATACCCGCCGGGGCCGTAGATTGGCAGCTGCCGTACTTCGCCGCGGGTCACAACGCCCATCTGGTCGCTCACAATGGTGGAAATTCCCTGATCGGCATCCGCTGTCGGCGTCTGCCGCTTCATATTTTTCGCCAGCCACATCTCACTCACACTCCTTCAATGTCCAGATCATGACCGCGCCCTCTCTGGCTGAAAAGCGGTTTTCCGCCTCCGCCACCCGGTACAGGCCTGTAAGCCCCAGTTTTTCCAGATGCAGCGTCACCCGGTCTCCCGGAAACGCGCCGAAGCTTCCGGGAAGCTCCACCGTGACCGCCTGTTCCTCCTGCCGGGACTGCCGGATCTGGTATTCCCCCGTATAGCGCATGGCGTCCCAGGTGCTTCGCCCCGGCGTATAGATTACCCGCCGGCATTGGCCGCCCTTGGCGATCATCTCCGGGTTCTGCACGGAATAGCTGACGTTCTGCCGCTTGTCGATGACCAGCGCCTCCGTCAGCACACCGTAGTGGTCTTCTCGCAGGCAACAGCGCAGCACCGGGCTGCTGCCGTCCAGAATGATGCGTTTTCCGCTATCCTGCTCCGGCGTTGCCAGCAGCTCTCCCGTTTTGGCAAACCGGGGCAGGAAGCCCCCATAGGTCCGGCAGAACTCCGAGATCACCTTCCACTGGCTGACCCCGGCCCCGGCGGTGTACGGCACCGTGGACCGCAGGTCTGCCGCTGCGCCGCAGGTAATGCCATACGGCTCCGCATGGCGGCGGATCAGTTCCCGCAGCGTTACCTGTTCGTAAGTGACCGGCCGGGACTCGTTGTCCAGCAGGCGGGCGGCATATCCCCGCCCGGCCAATGTCACCGTCAGCCCGCCGCTGCCCAGCTCCACGCTGTACTCATCCACAATGCCCCGCAGCTGGGCCGCTCCGTTTTCCATGGCAGCAAAGCCTGCCGCCATTTTCAGCACCGGCGCCATCTCCGCCTGATACACCGCCGTCACGGACCAGCTATCGCACGGCACGCTCCCCGTGTGCTTCACATTCCATTCCAGCAGCGGCGGCAGGTCGTATACCTGATGATCCGCTGTAAAGATCCGTCCTGTCACGGCAGCTTCACCTCATTTCCGGGATAAATGAGATTCGGATTTTTGATCTGCGGGTTGGCGGCGATCAGGCTGTTCAGCGTCACCCCGTACCGCCGTGCAATGGCCCACAGGGTATCCCCCCGCTTTACGGTGTAGGTTCTTCCGGCAGAAGCCGTCTGCTTCCGGGAAGCGGACGCGCTGCTTCCGACCTGCCCGTTGTCCGTCTGGGTGAGGCCTCCCTCATAGCCGCTGTCATCCTCCCAGAAAGCAAAGCTGTAGCGCACATAGTCCGGCTTCGGCTCCTCCATCACGGACAGGGACACAAAATACGCCCGATCCGTCTGCCAGACGGGATGCACCAGCATCCCCGGCCCCTCCTGCCGGAACACATCTGCCAGCGTCTTGAACTCCTCATAGGCGTCCGGCCCCGCAAATTCTCCTTCCCCCCGCAGAATGCGGCAGTTCACGCCCAGATCCTGCAAAATGCAGCCGCCCATCGGCACCTTCTGGGCCGCTATCTGCCGCCGGTATTCCACCACGAAGGTCTTTGGATTGTGGGGCCAGGTATAATTCTTATATCGCATGGAGGATAATTTCATGCTCTCTCCTCCTTAAAATATGGTAAATCCGCCGTCATACCGGCGGGCGTCCCGCTGAACGGCGCGGGAGATCCGCTCTATCTCCACAGCCGCCTCCCGGTCAGCCAGCAGGATTCCCGGCAGGCTGGCCGCCGGAATATTGGCATTTCTCCACATCGCATCCGCCTGCCGGGCCTGGAAAAATGCGGCTTCCTGCTCAGAAAGCGCCTCCTTACTGTCAGGACGCACAGGTTCCTCCTGTGTCTCCTGTAAAGCCGTTCTCTGCTCCGTTGCTTCCGGGATCATCACCTCCCGGCGTTCTGCGGCTGCCGTCTGTCCCCCGGCAGGGCGGACGGTCTCCGTCCGCCCTGTCTCCGTGCTGGGACGCACCGCGGTGCGGCGCTGTTCCTCTTCCGCCGCAGTCTCCTCCCCGGAGCGTCCCCCTGTCAGCAACCGGGTCAGCGTTGCCCGCTGGCGGCGCTCCACCTCCTGCAAATAATCCACCGGCTCACTCTCCCCTCATCGCCGCAAACCGCTGGAAGTCAAATGCACCGCTGCACTCCTCCGATGCCGCTTCTCCCTCTGCCAGACGCAGCAGCAGCGTCTCCATCTCGCGGGGCGTCAGATCTCGCAGGACTTCCCCCTCATCCTGATAGACCGCCTTCCCCTGACAATAGCAGCTCTCCCGCAGAATGGCAGCGTTGCACAGCAGCGTCCGTTCCAGCGGATCTTCGATTTTCTCCCGAAAGCGTTGCCACAGGCCCAGCAGCTCCCCTGCCGTCAGGGGCTTCATGGCATCTACCATTCTCATGCCGTGGTCTCGATCCGCCGGGCCGCCGTCAGCGTCACCTTTTCCGCCACGGTGGCGTTCAGCTCCCCGTCCTCCTGAATTCCGCTCCACTCGCAGCCGCTGTAGATTACCTTCCGGTCCGGCTTGCAGATTACCAGTGAGAAGTCGGTCAGGCTGTAAAAATCGATGCCGTCGGAAATGGCGGTATCCGTAGCGTACAGCCGGGTCAGCTCCACCGTGTAGCTTTTCTGTCCCTCAATGGTCGCCACCGGCTCGCTTTCTCCGAACGCCTCAATATTCCTGCTGGATTTGGCCGCTTTCGCCCGGTAGCTCTGTACCACGGCGATCTTTCTGCCATCCAACTCCAGATAGATGTCCGCGCTGGTAGGAAACCCTTTCATATCCACCCCTCCTTAAACCGTCAGATGTACTGCCAGATGAATCTGGTTCAGCCCGTGAGCCACGCCGAAGCTGAATTCCACCAGACACACCGTAGGATCGTCTGCCGAAGCCGTCACCGTGACCTCGCCGTAGCTTTCGATGATCTGGGCGTCCTTTTTCTTCTCCAGCTCCACAATGGTCTGGGCGCGGATCGCCCCACGGCCCTGCGCGGTGTTTTTGGCCCGTGCGAACTTGCTCCGCAGTGCGGAGCGCACCGTGGGAATCACATCGTCAGCGATCAGGATGGTGGTCAGTTCCCGCCATGTGGCGTCAGCCGCGCTGCCGGTCTTTGTCCGGGTGGTAATGCCCCGCACCGGGGACACCACGCCGCCCACATCCTCCAGCGGCGTCACACCGCCTTGTACCAGCAGATCAATGTCGTTGTCGCTGTAAACGCTCTGCAATCCGCCGATGCCATACAGCTCCGCTCCGTTCAGCGGCATCGCCGGGTCGCTGCCGCAGGCGATGGCCCCTGCCACTGCCGCCGCGGCGAACACGCCGGGAAGCTCCGTGCCGTTCTCATCCTTCATGTCCGGCCCCACCAGCACCATCCGTTCACTGTTGACGGCTGCGGCTCTCGTCACCAGCTGCGCCGCGGTATCCCCGCTGCCGCCGATTACGCCGATCCGCTCCCCTCTGGCAGCGGATGCCGTTTCCACCGCCGTTTTCAGGGCCTTCTGGATGTTCACCTCGCTGCTGTCGCACACCATCACCTGCACATCGTAGCTTTCCAACGCCGCAAACGCCGCCTGATACGCCGCCTGATACGCCGCCTGATCGGCGGCTTCACCCGTCCGCACCGCGTAAACCGTGGATGCGCCGTTGGCAAACAGCAGCTTCAGCAGGGTGCTCATTCCCGGCGCACCGGCCTCGTCCTCGCCGAAAACATCCACACCGGTGCTGTAGCCGGTCAGTGTCACCACTGCATTGGCCGTCCCCTTCACCGCCAGCGCCGCCACACCGATGCGCTTGCCCGCCCGTCCTGCAGAGGTCACGCTGGACGCATCATATACCGAGTAGACCCCCGGCCGCTCATGTCTTGTCTCGCTCACTCGCTCAAAACTCCTTTCAGTCGGAAATCCAGGAATGTCCCGGATTCCCCATCGCTTTCCGCCAGAAACAGCGCCCGGCAGGCCAGGCTTCCCCGCCGCAGAAACATCCCCGTGGCCTTTTCCCAGCAGATGGCCTCCCATGTCAGCTCCCCGGTCTGGATTCCCTCCGGCAGTCCGCCCAGCAGTGCTTCCGTGGCCGTCTCACAGCCGCTTTCACAGTCTGCCGCCCGGTCTGCCCGCAGCTCCACGGTGATCTCCCCGGACAGCTCCTTACCGTACCGTTCCAGCACCGCCTGCGTTTCCGGGTCTGTCATCTCTCCCAGATAGTGGCAGAACCCGGCGTTTTTTCCGCTGGCAGCGCCTACGCCCACAGTCGCCACCGCGCCGCTGTAGCTTTCAGCCCGCTTCTCCGGGAACTGCTCCATCGCCGGAATTCCGCTCTCCTGCAGCGCTTTCAGCACCGCTGCCCGGATCTGTGCCAGTTCCTTCATCTCGCCGCCTCCCGTTCCCGTTCCAGTAACGCCCACCAGTGATGCACCGCATCTCCCAGCCAGTAAGCCCGGCTGCTCCGCACCCGGTAGGACACGCCGCCCTGCACAATCACGTCCCCCGGCTCCACCGCTTCCAGCCCGATATAGCTCCACAGCCGGTCATCCACCCAGCCAATCGGCGTGATCGTCCCCGGAACACCTTCCTCCCGCGCCTTCTCCGGCTGCAAAAATACCCGGATCGTCTTTTCTCCCGCCGGATTCTTCAGCGTTGCGCTCTGTCCGTATCGTCTCAGGAGCTCCTGCATCGCGCTCATCCCCGTACTCCTTTGAAGCAGAAAGCCCCGGAAGCCGCATACGGCTCCATCAGCCGCTCCGCCGACTGCCGCAGCGCGCCTGCCAGCGCCATTGCGGATTGGCCGGACGCACCCCTGACCGTCACATCTCCCACTGTGAAGGACTCCGCCCCGGCGCAGTTCTTCCCCAGATAGTCCGCCGCCGCGGTGAAGGCCGCGGCACACCGCAGTGTGCCTTTCCCGCTCTCTTCCGCAGGCGCGCCCTTCAGCCGTCTCCGCCAGAACTCCACTGCCGCATCGCACAGCGCCTGCAATAAAACACTGTCCTCATCGGCTCCGCACAGCTCCGCCGCCAGCTTCACAACCGTTGTCTCCATCCGCCTGTCTCCTTTCTCCGTTTGGCTCCGCCGCACCGAAAAATCGGTGCGGCGGGCAAAAATCAGACCTTCAAGACCTTGGAGGCGTCGGTAAACAGCTTGGCAAAGCCGGAAATGGAGGTAATGGCTGCCCGTTCCAGCTGGCGGTCGATGAGCTTGTCATACTCCACCACCACTTCGCTGCCGCAGATCTGTTCCAGCGCATAGTTTTTGTCCAGGCCGATGATGGTACCGCTGGGAACGGCGCTGGAGCGCAGCAGCTTGGCCCCCAGAGGAGTGGTCAGCTTGCCGGTTGCCTGAAAGTTCAGGCCGGTGTTGGGATTCTGGAACTCGCTGAGCTTCAGCATGGCCAGCATCATGTCGTTGCTCACCAGCATGGTATTCATGGTGTAGGGATCAAACTGCGCCCAGAAGTCCAGCAGTGCGCCGTAGCTCAGCGAGCTCTTGGTGCCGCCGATGGGGCTGGTGCCAACTTCATAAGACGTTGCCGCATTGTTGTTGCCGTCGCCGTCCTTCAGCACCTTCACGGCATCTTCCAGATGCATCCGGCCGATGTAAGCGCCGATCTGGCGCAGGGTCACGGCAAAGAGATCCAGCCGCTGGAAACGGATGGCCTCATAGGGAGCCACCAGCATCCGGCCCCGCTTGTGCAGCCGCACCAGATTCTCCTGCGTATGGATGGTGGTCTGAGGGATCTGTGCGCCCTCCTCCACCCGCTTGAGCTTCTTCTCCTCCTCGGTAGGCGTGGAGGCGATAGAGCGATAATCCAGCCCGTCGAAATGGGTAACGGTGGCGGTGATGTCCGGCAGGATGCTCTCCTCCTCCATGCCCTGACGCACCACACGGGACACGAATTCAGGGAACAGCACGGCGGACTCGGTGGACCAGAAGAATTTCTCCACCTTGTCGCTGCCTGCGCCCTTCACCTTGATGTCAAAGCGCTTGAGCTGACGCTGAAAGGCGTCCAGGCCCTCCAGAGAAGTCCCCTTGTAGTTCTCGCTGGGATCCAGAGCCTCCAGCGTCTGGGCAAAGCTGCGGCCGCTCTGGCCGTACATTCCCTTTTCCAGCTTCAGATTTTCGTAATGAAACGCCATATTCTTCCCCCTCCTCAACTCAAAGCACAATGGTCACGGTTTTTGCGGAAGTATCCACATCCACAGCAAGATAGCTCTTGCCGCCGGTGGAAACCACGCTCACGCCGCCGTCGCCGTCTGCCGCCAGTGTGTTCCAGCCCGCGGCAGGGGCAGAGTTGCCACTGTAGCTGACGGTCGCCATGCCGCCCATAGCCACAGAGCAGGCTTTTCCGTCTCTGCCCACAGACAGCACCACGCCGTCAAACACGCCGTTTGCCGCGCACGCTGCCACGGTGCCGCTGCCGCTGACCTTCACCACCTGTCCCTCGCTCACATCCGTGCAGGCGAAGGTGGCAGCCCACTGGCCGATGCCCTCATAAGAAATGTTCATCCGATTTCCTCCCTCATATCATGTTTGTCCCATCAGACAAGGAACACAGTCTCATCTTCCCGCTTTGCCGCCTGCCGCCGAAGCTGGGGCGGCACGGGAAATTTCTTTGCGGCCTGCGCCTCATAGGCGTCCTTCAGTTCCAGAAGCTCCTGTTCATCCAGACGGCCCACCGCCTTGGCAAAAACGGTTCCGTTCAGGCTCTGATCCGTCAGCATGGCCAGCCGCACCACCTCCCGGCGCAGCGCCGTGAGATACCGCTGTCCCATCTCCGCCTGCTTCCGCAGCACCCGCAGCTCCGGCCCTTCCGTGCCGAACCGCTTCACCACGCCTGCTCTGGGCTGGGCCGGCACCGCCACAAAGGACCACTCATAGGCGTCCTTCGGCTCTTTCAGCTCCAGATAGCACAGCCGGTCGCCATACATCTGTCCCTTCACATGGCCGCAGGCGCCGTTTTCCGCGCCGCATACGGAGCATACGCTCCGCCCCATGCTGCACCCCACGCTGACCTCTTTTTTGATGCCGCCCTCGATCTCGGTGATCAGCTCCTGATTCTTCTCCGTCCGCATGAGATAAGCCCAGCCCTTCAGCCAGCGGTATTCGTCCCCCGCCGCCGTCACGGTGCCGGGTTCCCGCACCACCTCCGTGCGGTAAATTCTCGCCGTCTGGCCCTTTGCGGACCACTGGTGGTCGAAAATTCCGCTCTTGCCCAGAAACAGCTCTCCCAGCCTTTCCAGATCCTCCGTGCCGAAGCGCTCGAAATCCCGGTCCACCTCGTTGTCGCACAGCCGCACACTGAAGGTGTACACCTGATCCGCCGTCAGCTCCGCCTTGCTGAACCGGTTGATCTGCTCCAGTTCTTCCTTTGTCAGCATCTGTTCTCCTCCCTGTCGTTCTCGATTCTCAACTTCCGCGCCTGCTCCCGGTACAGCTCCGCCTTGGCTCCCGCAAAAGCTCCGCTTTTGTGGGATTTTATCCCCCCAAATCGTCGGGCTTGCCCGCCGATTTCAAGGTTTTGCCCCGGCAAAACACTTGGCGCGGCCCTGCCGCGGCTCGCTTGCGCTCGCAGAAGCCAAGGCACGTCACTCTGCGTTTTCCGCCGCGTCGTTCTCGATTCTCAACTTCCGCGCCTGCTCCCGGTACAGCTCCGCCTTGGCTTCTTCTACCTCGTCCTGCAAGTTGATGTCGTCCCAATCCACGCGGAAAGCCCTGGCATACCCCTGCATCCGCAGCCAAATCCGGCAGATCTGTTCCACCACCGGCGTCAGAGTCCGGCGAATGGCCGTGATCTCCGTGGTCAGCATATCCGCCTGCTGTGCGCTCATCCGCTCTGTGGAGTTCCAGTTAAGGCCCAGCATAAAGGGCGGGATCGAGGTCTTTGCCACGATCTGCTCCATCACCTGCCGCACCGGCACCTGGCTGTCCAGAATAGGCGCATCGCCGCCGATCACCTTGATATCCACATCCCCCACTGCCACAAAGTCCCGGACGCTGCCGCTTCTGGTGTCCTGCATGGCCCGGCTCCACTCCTGCGCCAGAATCTGTCCCCGCTCCGCAGCGCTGCCGCCGCCATCCCGGCAGGTCACGGCAAACCGCACGTTGCCGCACCGCTCCCAGTTGACGCCCACCGTGTGGTAGATTTTCATGAGGATGTCCGCCATAAACGGCAGCCCCCGCAGCAGCGACACCCCGTAGGGATGCTCCGCCTCCGGATGCAGCGGCGTAAACAGCAGCAGGTCCTGATAGGGCAGCTCCGCCATGTGTCCCTGTTCATCCAGGCCGCAGATTCTGAACTCCAGCGGGTTTTCTCCCTCCCGCAGCTCCACCTGCTCCATCCGTCCGCACAGCAGCGCCGCCAGATCCCGGTTGCCCGCTGCCGGCACCATTTCGCCTACCGCCCCGCCGTATACCAGCAGGGAGTCCAGATACTGCTCCAGAAACGCGTTGATACCGAACTGCCCCCGGCCCACCGGCACCCGTTCCAGAAACTGCCGCATCTTCCCATCCATCTCCGCATCCTCGCAGGACACCTGCACACCGCCGCTGAGACGGATCAGCTTGCATACGGCGGCGTCCACCACCGGCACCGCTTCCCGCACCGCCTGATAGAGCCGCAGCTCCCCGCTGCGCTGGGGCGTAAAGCCTCGCAGTCCCGTAAAGGGATGCTGTTCCCGGCCCCGGAGCTGCACCGCCTGCGCTGCCGGAACGGCGCTTTTTCTCCTCCAAAAATTCAAACCAACCTCTCCTCCCTGTCGGAATCGTCCTCCTGCTCCCCCGGCTTTTCCCTGACTTTTGTGTACACTCTTATGCAATAGAACCTGTTCGTTCAGATTTTTCTCACAACGCTGATAGCCGCAAAGCCTCCGCTGCGTTCTCCTGCCAGATCCATGGCAAAATACCGCATCTCGTCCATGGCATGGTCATGCTCCTTTCTCGGCGCATCCCGGCCGGATCTCTCATCCCAGCAGTACAGCGCCATTTCCCGCAGGCAGTCCCGGCAGGGTCTGCACAGCACGATCCGCCGCTGCCGCAGCAGGTCTGCCGTCACCCGGATTCCGTCCGCCACATCGTTGTCGGCCTTCATCACCTGCCAGCCCTTCCGCCGCAGCGTTTCGATAAAGCTGGCCGCCGACGGATCCACGATCACCCGCTGAATATCTCTCCCCGCCACCAGCTCCTCCAGCATTTCAGCGTACTCCGCGTCGGTTTTCTGCCGCCCCTCCCGCCGGGAATCGTAATAGACCTCCTCCACCCGATACCACACGCCGTTCTTTTCGCCCCAAAGTCCCATGGACAGCGGGTTCACCGTCCCGTAATCCACAGAGACCCGCCACGCGGAAAACGGCCCATCCGGCACTTCTGCCGCGTCTTTATCGGGATCAAAGAAGTCATACACCAGTCCCTGTGCCGCCGCCCATTCTCCCAGCACAAACCGCCGGTAGAATACGCCGGTGTACAGCCGCTCATACCGCTGCCGGATCTCCGGCGGCAGCCCCGGATTATCCTCCATGGTAAAGTGCAGCCGCAAAGCGCCCCGGCTCTCCGCCTTTTCGATCCACTCCTTGTAAAACCAGTGTTCCGGTCCCTCCGGGTTGCAGTTGAACCACAGCCGGCTGCCCCGGACGCTACACCGGGCCACCGCCTGCTCCACGAAGGCTCTGGGCATCAGCGCCGTCTTGTCCAGCAGCAGCCCCGCCAGCGTGCTGCCCTGGATCAGCGCCGCGCTGGAGGCGTCCTTTCCCCCAAAAAGCAAAAACTGATTTCTGTGTCCGGCGTACACCACTGTCAGTGTGTTGGCGGAGCGGTTCTCCCGCACCTCCATCCCGATTCGCCGGAGACACGGCACCAGCTCCGTCAGCAGATTCCGCCGCAGAGCGCCCACGGTCTTGCCGCACAGGGCGAACTGCCGTCCGTTAAAATCGTGCTGCGCCCATAAAAAGAAAGACAATCCCATGCAGAACGTCTTGCCGCTGCGAACAGCGCCATCGCAGATCAACGCCTGCCAGCGGCCCGTCTGCCACCATGTCAGCACCTGCCGCTGTTTGGGGGAAAAGCGGAGCGTCTCATTCTCCATGCGCGTTCTCCTGCTCCTGTCCCAGTGCTGTCAGGGCCTGATACAGCGGGTCACTGCCCTGCGGTTCCCCGGTGTCCAGCAGCTTCCAGAGCGCCTCCAGCGCCCGCACCCGATCCACCAGCTTGACCTCAATTCCCTTTTCTGATACTCTAAGCTCAGATACGGCTGACAGCTCCAGACCGCCGGTGTCCAGTTCTCCCCGGCGCAGGGCAAGCTGTACCGCGTCGTCCACCCGGCCAAAGGCCAGCCGTGCCAGCTGCCGCAGCACATCCTCCCGCTTCAGCTGATCCGCGGCGGCGCACCGCATCCGTTCCAGCTTCTGCTGGGTCGTCCGTTTCGCCAGCATGGCATATCCGTCTTTCCTTCCGATCTCCGCGGCGGCCCGTTCCGCATCCATGGTGCGGAGATACGCCCGGCAGAACCGTCCGTCCTCTTGCATTTCTTTCAA